TAATCTTTACCAACAGAGTCTAGTGTGTAACTGTATCTGTTTTCGTCAATCAAACTTGCAGCAATCATTGTGTCAATAATGCCACCGTTTATATAAAAACCAAGAGAACGTATCCAGGATACGTCGTACATTGCATTGTGAAATATTTTTGTAGAAGTGGTTTGCAACAATTCTTCAAACCAATCCAGGACTAATGCGCGGTCCATGTTCCCACCACCTTCATGCGCGATAGGAAAATAGCCGGACCAGCCTTCGACCGCGACTGCTATGCCGACTATCTCCCCGTCTCTTCTTACCGAACCTGACCCCAATGTCATCAGGTTTGGATCTCGTGTTTCTAAGTCAATTGCAATTTCTGCATGACTAGATAAATCTGGTAACCTGTCTGGTGGAACCCACTCAGTTTCAGGTGTAAATAATGGTTGTTGTAGTGTTCTCATCTGAAATTAATATTAATTGTTACTCTTACAGGTTGGTCTGTGCATGTAGAACTACAGTGTAGTATGTTCTCGTCTGTATATAAAGCAGTGTTAAATACACTTGGTACTTTTATTGATTTTTTATTTTCTGGAAAATATTCTGTGTAACCATCATTGCTATTAACATAATATAAAATAGTTTTCTCTCCTGGTTTTGACCATGGGTGTTCACCAGCATTAATATTATAAGGACGAAAGTTTTGATTATAAGCTGTGTCATCATAGTGTTTTCCGTGTTGTACAATTTTATGTGTTCTAGCATATAAATTACATTTTACACGACGAATGTATTTAAGATTCAAATACTCTATCATCGGTTTAAGTTCAGCCATGGCATTTTGTTCCATAGAAAAAAAATCTACAGGACAACCAAAGTCAAACGCTTTTATATGAAAATACCCATGACCTGCTTTATCATTAGGCGAGGCTGCATTTTCAAAAAAATTCCAAGCAGGTAAAGGACCTGTAAAAACTTTATTTATTCTAGTTGCAACCTCAACAGGTAAAAAATCTTTTATAATTTTAAAAGTCATTTGTAGTCTCTTTCAATTATCATATCGATAAAATGTTTCGCTTTCTCGAGGCTCTCTTTGCCTCCCTTATCTTGATGTCTTACAATATATTTTATAGCAGATCCTTCAGCGAATAACAATTTGTTTTTATTGATGAATTCGCTAGGCTGTATCTTATATTTTTTGTAATGGTCGCCTCCGACCTGTGTTTTGTATGCACTCATTTTTTTCTTTTCGTATGTTTTTTATACATTTCGCCTTTTGTAATTAATGTAACCATGTCAAGGAATTCGTCGTTTGTCATATCTCCTTTTGCATAATTTACTTTATCAGACAAAACTTGGCAGTTTTCTAATTCGTTAGCCCCGCCTCGTGCTACTGGTAAAATATGGTCTAGGTTACATGCATAGTAATGTCCTTTAGGCACCATTACAGAAACTTTCTTTCCTGTAATCTTACATGTTGTCCATGGAAAAGAATGTCCGTTTTCATCCTTTCCATCATTTGGCCATATGTGTTGTATCATTTGTTCTCTTGCTGTTGGCATATCTAATCCTTTTGTTGAGTTTTCTTTGTCTTTGTAAAAACCTCTGATTTTATAATCCCAAGTTCTCTCAGGTCTTTTGTTCATAAGTTTTTGGTTTCTTCTTACATCGTGTGTTTGATGTATGAAATGGTCTACTTTCATCTGAAAGCAATCTCTTCTTTTTTGTTGTCTGGCTAAGGCTTTTTCTTTTTGTCCTTTACCATAACGATAAGCTAATGTTCCTTTACTTATCTTAAATTTTGTTGCTAAGTTTTTATAACTCCATCCCTTAGCTCTCCATCTGTCAATTCTATCCCACATCTCTGGGTCTAGTCTTTTAGATTGTTTGCTCATATTTCATAGCTCCTTTCATAGTTTCTTGGTTCTAAAATATGCAAAGATTTCTTTGCTCTTGTTACTGCTACATAAAATAACCTGTGTAGCTCGTCTGGATCCATATCGTTTTGATCAAGAGCAGACTTAGTAATATCAGGAAGTAGTAATACATTGTCAGCCTCACCTCCTTTTGCAGCATGTATTGTTGATAATGTTATTCTTGGTTGTTGTGTAATTTTTTCTCTGTTGGCTAGCATATTACGTATGTAGTTTTCTGTTTCAGCATCTAAACCTTCAAACGCTTTGTACCAAACGTCATCAGTTTGTAATCCGTGATCCGCGCGACACTCTTCGATGTAATAACCTTCTTCGTTATCGTCCATGGTTTTACCTGTGCGATAACCCTTGGTTACGTTGTCTCCTAAGTATTGATATATATTTTTTATTGATCCGACTGGTAATATTGTTTCACTGTTTCTCCATTTCTCCCATGTTTGTATCGCAAGAAGAAGATCTAACTTTACAGAGTTCTTATGCTTATGTGAATAGTACCACCCTTTTAGTTCACAAAATTCTTTGATGTCGTCTAAAAAGTGGTTGGCAGATGATAATACCAACCACTCACCCTGAGACATATCTACCTGTGTAACGTCTGAATATCTTGTAAGATCACCCAACTCTTGTCTTGGCATGTAATCTTTGTCGTATCTGTTTGATACGTTTCTAATTATGCGTTGTGATAATTCGTGTATAGGACCACCAGGAATACGATAGGATTGATCCAGTGTGTCTACGTAATCTACTTCTTCCTTAAGTGCGATAAAAGTATCAACATCAGCGCCAGCCCATTTAAATATTGCCTGATCATCATCCCCAGCAATGTAGGTCTTGTCTGCTTTCTTCCAAAGAGCCCTGACCATTCGCCACTGCAAAGGTGAGAGGTCCTGTGCTTCGTCAATAAATAATACGTCGAAAGATGGTGAAATATCTTCGTTAATAAATTGTTCCAACATGTCATCATAGTCGTACAGTCCTTTTTCTTTTTTATACTTTTTAAATTCTTGATCTAAAAGATATAATAAATCTCGTTCTATGTCTAGGCCGTGCCTGTTCTTGTCATACTCTTCCAACACAGGTATCTCTTTCACTCTAGCTTTATTTATTATTCTTAAATATTCATTGTCAGAATTAAACACTCCATCCTCTTCTTTGTGCCAAGCAGACTTGATAGGTATACCAACCTTATTACCAAACTCTCTGTAGTCTGCGTGCCCCATAACACGTTCTTTGTTCATACCTAGTGTTCTAAAAGCAAAAGAATGTAGAGTTCTAAAGTTAACAATATCTTTTGCATCTATCATAAATTTTTCTTCTGCTCTGCGTGTTGCTTCCCATGCAGCTTTCTTTGTAAAAGAAAAGTAACCTATTTTTTTTATGTCTGTGCCAGCGCGTAAAAATTCTTCTACTAAATTTAGTAGTGTTGTTGTCTTACCTGTTCCTGGTGGTCCTAGTATTATTGTTTTCATTAAAAAGGAACTTCCTCATATTTTATGGGACTAATAGAAGGTTCTATTTTTTTCATAGCCTTAATTTTAATTAGTCTAACGTTTTGATTTTTAATCTCTTTTCGTACCTCGTCTACAAAAATCTTATCTAGTTGTTGGAGCAGATTGCTTGTATCTGTACGCTTCAGTTCCCAGTTGTTTCTTTTACAATATGCAAAAAAATCATCCATCCTAAAATAACAATAACCTTCATCATCGTGCCAAGACATTTTATTTAATATGTCTTCTTTGGTTCTTGCTTGCGCTCTGTTAACTGTAAACTGTTGCAACAAAGATATTAAATTTTCTGTAGGGTCTGAAGATTTTAATGGCGCTACTTCTTGTATACCTGCCATCAAAGGTTTTAAATATAGTTCTCTCCAATCTTTTGGTTTTGGTATAGGTACAACTACAGAAGCTTTGTCCATAACTTCAATAGAAAATAAATTAGGATTGTGTAATTGTTCTTTTGTTAACTCAACTCTCTTACCGTCTACATCTAAAAAATATTGTGATGGGTTAGAACATATTTTAGTTAGTGTACCTAACTCTGGCATTTGTTCTTCTTCAAAACCAACACCAAACTTTTTTGTCCTACATCTAGCAGGATCACAAACAGAACATATAGGTTGTTCTTTACACCTATACTTATCATACCCTTTTCTGTTTAATGATTTTATTAATGATTGTACTTCTGAATTACTAAGAGGAGGGTCCATAACTTTTTGGTTATCAGACACCAGCATATCCTCCCAGTTATCAGGATTAGATTTTTTTCTATACACACCTACATTAAATAATGCGTTGTTTCTTGAGCCCTCACCAAAACCTTCTTTGGCTAATTTATTTAAACAAGGTGGTCCTTGTTCAAATGTTTCATTGCTTGGCACAGATGTTTGAACTTTTAAATTTTCTACTTGCTCTCTTGTCTGTACCCACTCATCATATATACAATAGAATGATTCTAAACTAGCAGCTTCACCGCCAGCTTTAATAGCGTACCTCAACCCTCGTATGCCGCCGTGGTATGGTAAATTTAAAAAGTTACCAGTATCTCCACGGTCCATAAATATCTGAGTTTGTTTTGGAAAAACCTCACTACCTTCGTAACCTAAAGCTTTTGCCATTGCCTTTAATTTAGATTGCATTAACGATGCAGGTATAAAATCTTTTGTAAATAAAAATAAATGTGCGCCCCCAGACTTTGATCTAAATGTAACTAAAGGAAAATCTAATCCTTTTATATTTCTCATCAAAACCAAATGATCTACGTTGTAAACATCAATGTCTATACATCCCCATTTACATTCGTTGTTTTCGTTAATAGGTATAACACCAAGAGCAGGCTCTTTACCATCTATGTGTTCTTGCCATAAAATATCTGTGATTGTTTCTCGTTTAATAAATGCCTTTGATACCGCTTTTCCTTTCTCTGTAGTCTCTCCGGTTAGCTTCATTATACCATAGGCACTATTATTACCTTCAAATATTTCCTTAAACTTCATTTCTTTGCCTTAGGCCTCCCGGTTCTTGCTTTACCTCGGTTAGGTCTGTAAGTTGGCTTACATAACTCAGTGCAATAAACTTTACTCTTTTGCCACTTTGTTATCTGAAACACCTGTTGGCA